GAGATGCCGTACTTCTCCATTGCATCCCGCGCGCCCTTTGCCGGATCAGCGAGGCGCATCAGGCCGGTCTTCAGGGCATTGGCGGAAGTATTGGCGTCAATGTTGGCGTTGGCCATGACGCCCATGTAAAGGGCAGCGTCTTCGACTTCTTTTCCAGCAGTCCGGAAGATAGGGGCTGCTACGCCCATCGCATTGCTCAGGCCGTCTATGTCGAGGGCCGAGTTGTTACAGGCTGCCGCAAAAACGTCCGCATAATGTGCCGTGTTATCGAAGCTGTCTTTGAAGCCGTTGATCGTGCCCACAAGGCCCGCCGATACTGTGTCAAGCTTCCCGCCTTCTCCTGCGGCCAGGTTCATGGCCGGTGCCAGGGCTGCCGCTGCCTGTTCCGCGTCAAGTCCGGCTCTGGCGAAATTCAGAGTCGCATTGGCGGCGTCCGACATGCCGAAAGTCGAATTTATCGCCGCGTCCTTCATCGCCCGATTGAGCAAGTCTGCCTGTTCGGCAGTGTTGCCCATGGTTTTGTTGGTAAGTTGCATGGTCTTGTCAACTTCTGCAAACTTCTTGACGCCAACACCACCGACTGCGGCGAGCGGGGCAGTGACTTTCATGGTCAGCCCCTTGCCGACTTCCGTCATTTTGTCGCCGACCGCCTGCAGTTTGTCGCCCCAATCCTTGAGCTGTTCGGAGTGCGTTTTCAGTTTGTTGTTGACGTCTTCCAGCGATTTTTTGTAGTCGTTCAGCTTCGCGTTGCACTGGTTCAGTTCCGACCGTTTTTTGTTGATCGCTACTTCATCGCGGTTTTCAGCAGACTCCAGCTCTCTCAACTGCTCCGCAAGGATTTCCGCTTTTTTGCCGTACTGTTCCGTCACTTCCGCAAGATATTTCTGGCGGTCTTTCAGCTTGTCGGTGGCGGATGTGTTTTTGTCATATTGCGACTGCGCAAGCTTTAATTCGGAATACGCTTCCTTTGTCGCACTGGCGACCTCTTTCAGGGACTGCTTGAATTCCTCCGCCCCCTTTGCGGTCAGTTCCAGACCAACTTTTTTGATGTCATCAGCCATTATTGTTTACCTGCCAAAAATCCTCGTAACTTGTGCCGTACCCATGCGCGAGCCAGCGGAAAAACTTCATTTTTTCGGTTTCCTGTTTGAACATCTCCCGCATGACGGGATACAGGCATCCGGCGGCAAGCCCCGACTCGATCAGGTAGCCAACATTGCCGCAGATGCGAAAGAGTTCGCTGATATTTTTTTCTTCACGAGCAAGGAAGCAGCTCGCGTAAAAAAATCGCCGAATCCCTCACGTGTCACATACTGCACAATAAGCGCGAGATAATCATCTGCCGGAAGGCTCGTTATCGCCTCCACAGTCTCGCCGGTTCCCATCGCAAGCAGTTTGTTAACGTCATCCTCGCACTTGTCGATGTTATTAATCACAACTCCGACTACCTGCCAAAGCAGTTCGTCACCGGCTTCTTTTGCGATGTCCCTCGCTCTTTTCTGTGCCGCAGTCCAGTCAGCCTCCGGAAGCGGCACCATCTCGCCATTATCGCCGACCATCATCGGCGGGCTGAATCTCGACAATTTAAAAAGCTTCGGATCAATCTCCGAAGCCGCCTGCTTAATGTCAAACTTTTTCAGGATCCTGACCATCTGCCACAGATCCTGGCTGTTCAGGGCTCTAAGTTCCATCTCGTTGTCCTCTCTTTATCCGTTACCCTTTGGCGGTCTGAGCGCCTTTGCCCCTGCGACAGTAGTCAGCGGAGCCGCAAAGAAGGCCGCCTCAGTGATGCCCGCGTTGTCCTCAACATCCGTCAGCACACTGACTTCCTGATTCATGTCGGCATCGAAACCATACGCCCTGATCGTGAGCGTGTCGGTCTGGTCGGAATGCGTCGCCGTGCTGGTCGCTGTCTTGTCGGAATTTTCCACAAGTTTACATTTGGGATACCAGCGCAGGTCTCTGGTTCCGTCTTTTTTGATGATGGGAACGCCATACGCAAAATGCGGACGGGTCTTCACGCCGCCAGCCAGAATCACGCCCTCGTCCACCGTGTCGCCCTTCATTTTTGCGAGGACTTCTTCGGGGAAAACAAGGTTTGTAACCTTGATGTCCTTGTACATGATGATCGTGTCGGACTCATAGACGGAGCCGGACGCATAGGATTCGTAAGAGTCGGAGTTGTCAGAGACTTCCACGTCAACGACAGTCGGGAGTTTTACAACGTCTGTCTCATAGGCGGAAGCAGACCAGTCCGCCACATTAAAGCAGATGTACTGTGCTCCGACGGTATATTTTGTGCTCGGTTTCTTTTCGGTAATACTCATTATTTACCTCCGAAAGAGTTGCTGTTTTATAAGTTCGTAGTAGCGCAGTTTGCCCTGTGTCCACGTAGGCCACAAGTACGGCTGTGCACTCATTTTCCGCGTGCCGAATTCCACGAACGCGCCGTAATAGCCTTTTAATCTCCATCCGACCTGCACGCGCCTGACTTTAGGCTCCGCCGTTACAGTGTCGAGCATGTGCGTGATTCCGGAAATATTCCGGCGCGGCTTCGGGAGTTTCCGAACATCAGCCGCCAGTGCTTCGCCGCCAGCCATGAGGGCCTTTTGCAGATTCTCGTCACTTGCGGCGCGGGCGTATTCCTCGAGGTCGTCCAGAAATTCCGTAAAGCCTTTTTCTGTGATTTTGACTTCGCTCATTCCAGCGCCTCCGTAATGTCAACGGAAAAATAGCTGTGCCACCAGCCCGGACCGCTCTGCGCTTTGATGTATTCGTGAGAGATTGCCGGATGGAGACCGGCACTGTTCAGCGCCTGTTTGATTGCGAGCAGTGCCGGATTCCTGGGAGTCCTGGAAGCAAAAGACACCTGGTAAGTGACTACAGTTTCGTAATCGTCACCAGATGCCATTTCATCGTTCCAGAAGTACTCCCAATAGGCAATCTTCGGGAACGTTTTTAAATCCTCGAGATACTGCTCGCCCTCGCGCACTGGCACATCGCCGGCGGACAGGATGGAAAGCAGTTCAGATTTTGTAATATTCATCCCGTCACCTCCGTGTAATCCATCGGCGGACTGATTAGTGTGAGCTCCGTTTCCGGATAGCCCTGCTTTGATAACACATCAGCCTTGTTAAAAACCTTGTGCTGATTTCCGTTAATCATGCACACGCAGTTGGAATTGATTCCGTCCCATTTTGGGATGCGGATCTTCATTGTTACTTCCATGTCTGCCTGTTCAAACGTCACGCGGGTGCGGTCGTAAATTCCGATGTCTCTAAACCACACCAGACCGATAGGACGGCGGACAATCACGCGCTCGCCATCCCGGTCGGTAATGTCGTAAAGCTCAAAGCATCCGTCAGTGTATTCCGGCAGTGTCGCCAGCTTATCAAGTCGCATCTGTCACCACCTCGCTTAACTGCCATGCGCGGATGTCCGGACCGTAATTCTGTAAAAATTCATCGTACCTGTGGACCATATCGTAATAGACAAAATCTTTCAGATACGACCGCCCCAGCGCATCATTTTCAAAGTCAGCACCGGGGCGCAAGGATTCCAGACGGGCCGCGCATTTTTCAACGGACCGCATTATCACATAGTCATCAGTGTAGGGCGGAATCTGGTAGTCCTCCCTAATTTCGCCCACAATCATGGCGAGGAATTCTTCGGTCATTTTCCGCCCTCCAAAATCAGTCAGTGTCAGCCTTCATCTGTCTCGCTGGCGGGCGTGACAGTCTCGAGCATGGGAACATACGGGACCAGCTTGGTGGGGTCGAAAACGTATGCCGCCGCATCGTCCTCGGCGCGGCCATTGCCGTAAACCTTCGCGATGAAAAGGTCGGCGTCCTCCATCGCCTTGGTCTCGCGGTATTCCGCGACCTTCACGCCGGAGAAGCCCATCGTGTAATAGCCGGGCATTGTAATGACTGCCTTGCCGCTGGGCATGTTGGGCTCCTCAATGACCTCGATGGGCAGGAAGCTCTTGGAGATAAAGCCGCCGGAAATGCTGTCGCCGTAGAGCGCAGGATTGACGTACTGGTAAACATCGGTGGGCCTCGCGATCAGGGTCAGGTTTCCAACCGCACGCTTGCCGTCATTGGACAGCGCAGTAAGCACGGGAGCCATCTGCAGGGGAGAGAAGCCGGTCAGGGTCTCAGCGACAGTCTTCGCGGTGTGGGTTCCATCCTGTCCAACAGTGCCGATCTGGCGCAGGATACCGATAGGAGCGACCTTGCCATCACCGTTGAGATAACCGGCAACGATTCCGTCATACATCGCTTCGGTCAGGATTGCGCGGAAATATTTCTCGACGTAGCCAATTTCAAGGTCGCGGATTGCCTTGGGAATCACGAACCACGCGAACAGCTTATTGACCTCGATATTCATTGCCGTGATGGTTGCGGACAGCTCTGCGGAGCTGGAGATTGCATCGGTCAGAGCACCCCAGATAGCTGCGCCGGTCTTGGATCCCACGAGCCAGTGTTTGACGTTGGCAGGCGCGAAATTGATCAGTCTGGTGATGGGATACTCTGTACGAACGTCCTTGAGAGTCCTGTCAACAGTCTCGATCGGGAGAATGTCAATCTGGTTGGCGGTCAGCGTCTGCTTAGGACCGGCCTTGAGCATCTCGAAGAATTTCTTTTCGTTTTCGGACAGCGTGTGCAGTCCAAGGGATTTCTTGAATTCTGCATCCTGCTCGGCGCGGCGGGCTTCTGCGACAATACGGTTGACGAGATCCTGCTGGGACTCAGCGATCACTATCTCCATGGCTTCAGTCAGCGCCTGGCCTTTGTCTTCTGCGGAATTGAGCATTTCAATAATTTTATTTTTTGTCTCGGCGGACAGTGGAGTTTTGTCAATTCTCATGATTTTTATCCTTTCCAAAAAAAGAAGCCCATGAATCGGGCTTTTCGGGTTTCCGTGTTGCTTTTGTGCTAATGGCGTCAACGACTTTTGCACTGATTTTTTCGGCGATTTTATCAAAGTCGAGTTTTGCTTCCGGGGCAGTCAGCTTGCGGATTATCGCGCTGAATGCGGACTGCTGTGCCTCATTGCCTGTCTCAGGTTCCGCGATTTCCGTTGCGAAGCCATACTCTATGGCGGCGGCCGGAAGAATCCACGTCTCGGCATCCATCAGGGCTTTGATTTTGTCCTCGGAAATGCTTGAGCGCTCTTTGAATACCTCAACGGTCGCCTGCGTGATGACTTCGATGTCTTCCGCCGCTTTTCGGAGCTGGTCCGCATTGCCGGCGGTGTACATCCAAGCATTATGCACCATGAGCAGACTTGCCGGATTCATAACGCGTTTGTCGCCTGCCATGAAAACAAGGGATGCCGCCGAACATGCAAAACCATCGCAAATCGTTGTGATGTTCGCTTTGTGGTTTTTGAGCGTGTTGTAAATCGCAAGCCCTTCTGAAACATCGCCGCCATACGAATTGATGTGAACATTGATGTTTTCAGCCTCGAGCTGTTCAAGCTGGTTTACAAGCGTAAATCCGGACTGTTCGCCAGCTGGAGTATAAGCCCACGCGCAGATGTCGCCGAAGATATAGAGGTCAGCAGTGTCGGAATTTTCATCCTTCACCAGCTGAAAGAATCTCTTTTGCTCTTTCACTTTGCCGCTTTCGCCTCCTTTCTCTATGTTTGCTTTGTTTACGGGTTGCTGTATCCACAGACTCGTCAGCAGGATCCTCGGCGGAGTCCGTCGACTCAACGCTTTCCTCCATACCTTCCGTCGTGTAGTTCTTTGTTAGCGCCCTGGAAGTGGAAAATTCCGTTCCAATTGCGGGATAACCTACCATTTCAAAGATTTCGTCAAGGGTGAATCCGATTGCCCGGAGTTTATCGAGGTTCGCAGCGGCGTCCGTCACGTCAATGTGTTTAAAGCGTGCCAGCCACACGAAAGCCCGCT